ATAGATTTTGAGTACCTTTGTAAAGGAAAATCAATCTATTTCAAGGCACATTGTCTCCAAGCAATGATACAGCAGAATGTGAAGTATATCAGCGATTCAAGAAGGTTTGGCTTGGAGAATTGCTGGTGTTTCCCGGTCCGTACCTTGGTAACAAAGTGCGGAGACTGCGAAGATTCAGCATTATTATATGCAAGCATTGCGATAAACATCGGGTTAGATGTTGCACTTATTTATTTCCCAACGCATATGTTGGTTGGTGTAAAGTTCTGTGAAGTCTGCGCGTATATCCCATTAGAACTGACAGGATATATGCCAGTCAATGCACAGATGAAGATAGCAGTCGGAGGACAGGTAGTCATTCCTGAATATCCTTCGGAAGCATTTATATCTAAGATACAGAGATACTGATTATAAGGTGATAATATGGCACGCACAAAGAAGAAAAGCGAAGATTTCGAGAACTCCGATTTTGTTGGAGGGGCGATGGAGACAAATGTTCCAGAGGAGGAGATTGTTGAAACCAATCCTGAGCCCGAGGTAAAAACCGTTCCTGAACCTGAAACCGCACCAGCAACACCAATTCCTACGAACCCTGCTGGAGTGTGGGATTTAGATTGGGAATTAGAGATTGCACATTCACAGATTCAGCATTGTCTCGATTATACTGAGATTCCCGGTGCAGATTACAAGGGATATTTCCGTGGAAAACTCAAGGAGTGGAGGATGTATGCCTATAAAGTTAGGCAATATTCGATTCACAGAGGAAATGTCCCGCAAAGACCCGAGCCTGTTGAAGACAGGTATTAATACGGCGAATAAACCCCTTTCCCGCTATTCTGCGGGTTAAACATCTTTTTATCCAACCAATCTTTTACATTGTTGAGTTCGAGTTTACCCGTTGATACCTCAACCGAGCGAAGATGTCTGGTGAAGGCTGCATATCTCAATGCATCAGCAACGTGGTTATCCGTTTCAATCGGTTCATCGATATACTTATCCTGATTATCGGGATCCTTCTCCCAAGTATATCCGAGTATTTCTTTCGATGCTCTGTCCCCCGTCTCTCCGCTATCATCGAAGATAATAGGTATGCTCTGACAGTATGAAATACCCGCTTTGATATTCTTCATTGCTTTGTACGCGATAAATCCCGCCGAAAGAAGTTCAGCACCCCTATCAGCTTCGGCACTATCATAGTATATCTCGTTTGTAGCATTAATCCCGATGGATTTCATATACTTTATCAGGTCAGCGGTCTTTCTTTCGGTTTCGTGGTAGAGACAACGCACATATAATTTACCCTCGTAATTCCTGCACTCTACCAACACCATAGGGTCGATGAATCCCCAATCTATACCGTAATATGGGCGAACATCCCAAACCTCTAACGGCCACCTGTCCGATGATTCGAAAGAGATATTCTGATAGATTTGACCCATCGGAACGCCGGGCACACCGAGGATATAGGTCTGATAGAACATTTCGTTATTCTCTGCGGTACTCAGCCAGTTCTTCGCATTCTCCAACTTAACATATTTGTTCTGTGTGAAATTGGTGAAGGAACGGTAAATCTGCGGTTCTCTCTCGGGAGGAACATTTGTATGGAAGGTACGGATAACCCAATTGTTATACGAGATAGGGTTATAGGAAATGAACATCTGATTGATTTTACCGGGCACAGGGTTATCCCTACGAAGACGTAAATCCAACTGGTTGAACTTATCTACGTTCAACTCGGTTGCCTCCTCAATCCATACATAATTAGCGTTAATGGACTTGATTTTTTCGGGATCATCCAGTCCGATGAATGTAAAACGACTGCCGTTCTGAGGGTTGGTGATGGTCTTCTCGGACTTATTCAGCCAATCATATGCAGGACAGCCCCATATCTGCAATTCCTCTACAATAGACGGGTCCTTACCCAGATAAACGGAACGGACAAGGGCGGGGGAGTTAGCACGGACAACATAGATGTTTATATCCGCATACGTCAGGAACATATAGACTAATCTCTGACATATGGCCTTACTTTTGCCTGATCCTGCCCCGCCCTGTAAGACGACGAACCTATAACTATCGCTAGTCCCATCCCACATAAATTTGAAGTGGTCGAGGATTTCGATATTATTGGGGACTCCGTCGGTCATTCTCCCTCGGTTGCACTGATGTCCAGCGCATTATGTTTGTCTGCATATTTTTCTTTAAGATGTGCCAGACTGTTCTGTAAAAATTCAACCTCATCCGCAGGTCTGCCATCCATTCCATTTACGAATGTGATATTGACGAAATTCTGCGTACCTGTATTGACATTAGTGTTGTCAATCTTCTTCATTTCGGTCTTGTATTTGAGGTTGAATGTTTCTGGGTCAAGACGTTCTGCCAGATATGTCAGCAACCATTCATTGTGTTGCTCGAACATCCTGTCATAGATGGCATCCATAATCGTAGCCATCAATTGTCCTTTGGCTTGTGCCTGTCTCAGGAATAATTTACCGTAAGGGGACAGAATATCTAAGATGTTATCCGCATTATCTACTTCCTCCTGTGACAGATTACATACTTCATCCTGTCCCTTTTTTAGCCAGTTATTAAGGGTTGCAGGAGTTACACAGACACAAGCAGCACAAGCTTCAATCGGAACTCCGTGACCTAAGTTGTGACAGATATTATCCACAACTTCATCCGTGAGTTTCCAATCCGCTTTAGGCGCGGAGGACCTGATCATGGTTACGAGAGACTCGCTGATGTTGACAGGCGCAACTTCCTCTCTTTTTTTCACTAAATCTCTTTCAGTAAGATTAAGAGGTTTATCGTTATCTGGCATAAGTTATACATAACTATCGAAATATATAAATAATGAGTGAATAATATCGAATTATGAGTGATTTTAATCCTTATTCGTTTTATCTCGATGCAATGTATCTGCAAAAGGTAATGCAACCTTTCAGTATTACATTTAATGCATTGAAGTTTCTGTTTGAGATTATTCAGAGTAATCCTGCTGCAAGTTTTTGTTTTGCAACAGGTTGGTCTGAGATTATGTTTCCGCAGATTACCTTAGAGGTTACTCTGATGGGCAGAGACATTGTGGAAAAGGATTAAATACTATCGATAGGATGTAGGATTATGAAATCTACTGGACAGATTCCGAAAAGACAGACTCGCGGAAGTTGCGGATACGACTTCTATGCACCCGAAGACATTGTACTCACTCCCGGCGAGTGGACTACGATTGACACAGGTGTTCAGTTCGATGGCAAGGAATTAGTTGAGTCTCTGATTGATTATCCTGTAAACTTATTTCAGGCTGGTTGGTTTATGCTGATTGTACCTAGGTCAGGATTTGGTAGCAAACATGGATTCAGGCTTAGGAATACAGTAGGAATCATCGATATGGATTACAGGGATACAATCAAGGCAACCATGACTGTCGATGTTCCCCTTACTATCAAGAAAGGCGAGAGGTTCATGCAGGGAATCATTCTGCCTTTCGGTGTGTTCGAAGATGAAGAGATTCCAAAGGCCGAGCGCAAAGGCGGACACGGCTCTACGGGGGTGAACTGATGATTAGTCCCGCACATTATCAAGGAAACGATGTTGTCAAGGAGCAACCTATCGAGATTATGTATAGGTCTATGACTCCCGAAGCATTCGAGGGATACTGTATCGGAAACATCTTCAAATACGTGTGCAGATTCAGGGCTAAGAACGGAGACGAGGATCTCGACAAGGCAAAGACGTATATCGAGTTCCTTAGGTGCTCATTCCACGGAGAGAGCCCTCTGTTCGCAGTCAATGGGGAGAAAAAAAATGAGAACAGATGATACGCAGATTAATTGGCAATTTCAAGGAAGTACCACCAGAGCAGAGAGTATCAAGTGTCCCAAGTGTGGGACAACATCTGTTATCTGTTACGGTAACGACTTGTACGGATGTTGTAATCTTGAATGCGGTTATAAATGGGAAATTTCGTCAATTGGGAATGTGACAAATGCGGATACAAGGAGGAGGATTGAATGATAATAAGAAAAATACAGAATGTACCGTGTGCGGTTGGATTCAATTGTCCTTATTGGGGATATGAGGAAGATTCTGGGGCGGGGTTATGCAAATGTCCAGATGTTACGGAAAGAGGGGGTATTGAGGGAAAAAGGGGCAGATACAATCTGTATCCGTATATCGGGAACTTAGAGATGTGTCCGTTAGTGAATGTCGATACCCCGATTGACGAATGGCTGAAATCAATGGATAAGGAAGTGAAAGAATGACCAATGAAAAATTGATGCAGAAAGCACGGGAACTTATCGGTTCTTGGATTTACGACAAGACAGATAAGAAAGAGTATCTCTACGCATACGATTGTTACGATTGGTGTTGCGAAGATGATGTGAAATTGTGTTGCATAGCAATCAATTCAGAGGATGCCATAATCCAGCCATATATCAAGGAAACGGAGATTTGGATGTCCGAATTCGATGAATATTATCGTAAGGCATCAGATACCAAATGTATCAAAGCGTGGGAGAAAATCAAAAAGTATTACGACAAAATGTTCAAAGGAAGGGAGTAAATGAAAATAACTAAGAATGCACAGATTGTATCAGCAACTCTCGGGGGATTCGATGGAGGACACACTATGCTGACCTATGGTATCAACTTGTTATGCGATGATGGAACGGGTATAGTATATGGGGGCCGTAATCTCGGAGGAAAAGGTCAGCCCACTCTGGCAGCATATGATATTCTCAAATTACTCGAAATCACAGATTCTAAGAATTGGTGCGAACTCAAGGGGAAATATGTCCGGGTTGAGTATGAATCTGAAAATGGATACGATATACAGTCTATTAGGCTTGGTCACATCGTAAAGGATATATGGCACGATTATAGAGAGCTCTATTAAAGGGGGAAGATGAATGAAATGTCCTTATGTTAATGGAAAAGTTCAGTGTAACAGACGTAAATCTGACAACGATCCCACATTCGCGTGCGATTCGTGCTATGTATTGTGGGGAGATTGCTGGGAGGTAAAGGAATGACCGAGCTGATATGCCACGTCTGCGGGAGAAAGTACACGGTAGAGAATCTTGATCCCGATTCACCCGCCGCATATGAATGTATCGACTGCTATTAGGCAGAACTTGAACCTACCGAGATAGTAAACACGACAGAGCCCGGCGGACCGATTTTAGAAGAAAGTAAACCTTAAATATCTGTAAGATAATATCTCTATAGTTGGGATATCCTTGAGGGTCGAACCCAACCTCTGAAACCTGAATCCTACATCGTCTTCGGATGATGTGGTTTGGGATAAAACAGAGAGTGTTGCAACCATGCACTAGGTGTATGAGAGTACAACACTGACCCAAATTGCCCCTATAGCCCAATGGTAGAGCACTTGCGTGGTAAGCAAGCGGTTGAGAGTTCAAGTCTCTCTGGGGGCTCTTTTTTAGAGGAACATTTATATATTAGCGAGAGGATTACCTATTAAGCTGCTCCTAGCTCAATGGCAGAGCGAGTGACTGTAGATCACTAGGTTGCTGGTTCAACTCCGGCGGAGCAGACCATATGCCACCATAGTCTAGCGGTCAAGGCCACGGTCTTGTAAGCCGTATGCCGGGAGTTCAAATCTCTCTGGTGGCTTCACTGTCCGAGTAACTCAGTTGGTAGAGTGCCTGACTGTTAATCAGGTCGTCCAAGGTTCAAATCCTTGCTCGGACGCCAATATATCCGGGAGATAGCCAAGCGGATTACGGCGACGGTCTTGAAAACCGTTGCGAGTGATCGCACGGGGGTTCGAATCCCTCTCTCCCGGCCAATTATATGGGGAGTTGGGCTAGTTTGGTCTAGGCTTGCTGCCTTGGGAGCAGTAGACGACGGTTCATAGTCGTCATTCCCCAC